CCACCACGCTGACCACTGGCCCGTTTGTGGCCATCACCACCATCGCCCCTACCACCTTTAGCTCGATCACCGGTGGCAACATCAGCGGATCCTGGTCCACGGCGACCATCCCCGCTGGTATTACCCTACCGGGACCGATCACGAGCTTCCAGATTTCAAGCGGTCAGGTGATCGCATTCAATGGCGTGATTCAATCGTGACACTCGCTCTCGGCACACGACTGGTATCGAACGGCGGGGGTAATGTTACCCCTGGCGATCTGCCTATCCTGCGCCGGGATCTCCTTCGAGAGGATGAGGATTTCATCCTACTGGAGAACGGAACTGACAAGATCGTCATCACGTTTGGGACTTTTGACTCTTTAGATTTGGAGAATGGGGATTTCCTACTCCAAGAGGACAGTGGCAAACTCATCATTCAAGCTAACTAACAGTTTATGGCAGATACAAAGATCACAGCACTGACGGCGATCTCGACCGTCGATCCCGCGGTGGATGTCCTTCCCATTGTCGATGTCAGTGACACGACGATGGCGGCGAGCGGCACCACCAAGAAGATCACTACCAACCAGATCCTCGGAGCCGGCGGCACCGCCACCCTCGCCTCCGCCACCATCACCGGCAATCTGACGGTTGACACGAACACGTTTTTTGTCGATGCGGCGAACAATGGAGTTGGAATCGGAACCGCGACTCCCACTTCGTATGGTGCTGGATACAGTGTGCTTGAGGTTGCTGGAAGCACTACTGGCGTTATCAACGTCAAAGGCGGATCTACGGTGTACGGACAGGTTTCCACCGAACCTAACATCTTAAAGATTGATGCTCTGGGAGCATCTTCCGTGTTGAAGGTTCTGACTAACAGTGTCGAGCGCTATCGCATTGACAACACCGGAATCAGCACTTGGTATGTCGGCGGCTCCACCGCCATGACCCTGAACTCCACGGGGCTGGGCTTGGGGGCTTCTCCTTCAACTCGACTTCACATTTCAAACAGTGGCGATGTTTACGCTCGCATTGCAACGACAAGCGTTGCAAAAGCTGGCGTTCAGCTATCTGCAAACGGCGTGGTTCGTTCGCACCTGCTTTATGATGATGGTGCTGGCACGACATATTTGAGCAGCGGAACGGGGTTTGGCGGATCTGGTCAGGCGTTGGTGGTTCAATCTGGAACTTCGTTTCAGGTCTACACGAACAACCAGCTTGCTACGGCTCAGATGACCGTGGATGCAAACGGAAATATGATCCTCAGGTCATCCGCTACACCCGCCACGCTTGCAAACAATGGAGAACTCACCGTCAACGCCACCAGCAACACCAACCTCCGCTTCAGCTATCGCGGATCTGATGGTACAACCCGTGTCGCCAACATCACTCTCGCCTAATCCTATGATTACCCTCTCTTGGATCATCGAACGCCTTCTCGTTAAGCCCACCGAAGGCTCACTCACCGATGTCGTCATCACCGCCGATTGGAGGTGCAACGGCATTGAAACCATCGGCACCGGCGACGACGCAAAGACCTACAGCGGCACCTGCTACGGCAGCGCGTCGTTCGCTGCGCCCAGCGGTGACTTCACGCCGTATCCCGACCTGACGCAGGAACAGGTGCTTGGCTGGTGCTACAGCAATGGCGTCAACAAGACTGCCATCGAAGCGAACGTCACCGCGCAAATCGAGAACCAGATCAACCCTCCGGTCATCGCTCCGCCGCTGCCGTGGGTGCCGGTTCCTGAGGTGGAGAAGGTTGTTGCGCCCGAGGCCCCCGTCGTCAAAAATCTCGCCGCATGATTAAGATCGAACTCACACCCCAGCAGTTCAACCAACTCTATGAGCTGCTTGTCATTGGAATGAAGGCCGGCAACGTGACCAACATGAAGGTCGGCCTTCCTCTGGTAGAACTCCTTGAAGCAGCGGCCGCATATTCACAATCCAAGCCCGAGTAACATGGACGCTTCCAACCAAGGCGGAACGAACGGCCTAGCCCTTTCGCTCGGAACCGCGGCGACTGCGACCGCAGCGTCGATGCTCCCCCAGCTCACGGACGGGATTCGATTCCTCTCCGCCTTGGTTGGCCTTGCCGCCGCCTGCGTTGCCCTCTACAAAGCCCTGAAGAAATGAAAAACATCAAAACTACACTCGCCGGCGTTGGCGTCATTCTCGTTGCTATTGGAAGTGCTCTCAAATCCGTGTTCGATGGCGATCCTAGCACCAACGTCGATCTGACCGCCACCATCGCTCAAGTGACCGTTGGAATTGGCCTCATCATGGCCAAGGACGCCGAGAAGAAGTCCGAGTGAACTGGATCTACCAGATTCTCAAGGCCCTGCTCGACTGGCTCCGCGAAACACCACCCACCGATGTGCAACATGGTAAAGCTCCCGAGGCCCTCAAAAGCGATCTGGCTGATCGCATTGCTGACCTGCCTGGGCTGCCAGGTGACGAAGGTGGTCCTGGTCCCTTCCGGTGATCCGGTGATGCTGGCCAAGCCGGTGAAGGCCAGCGTGTACGGATTCGACAAAGACAAGAAGCTCGTCGGCCCTTCCACAGTCATCATCCCCGCCGGTTGGTACGCTCTCCCAAAGTAACACCTAGCCAAGCCTTACCATGTCAATGACCAACGCCGCCGAGGCGGATCTCCTCGAACTCATCTTCCTCAACGTCGATTTCGCGCACATCGGCACCACCGGTGGTCTGCGAGGATCCACTTCCGCAGGATCGTTTTACATCAGCCTCCACACCGCCGACCCAGGCGAGTCAGGCAATCAGAACTCCAACGAAGCCAGCTACACCGGCTACGCCCGCGTTGCCGTGGCCCGCTCAGGATCCGGATTCACCCTGACCACTTCCACCATCAGCAATGCTGCTCTCGTTCAGTTTGCTCAATGCACCGGTGGTAGTAACACCCTGACTCACTTCGGAATCGGGACTGATCTGGCAGGATCCGGAAACCTTATCTTCAAGGGCGCTCTCACATCCGCTCTTTCTGTTTCCAACGGCATCCAACCCCAGTTCGCCGCCGGTGCCCTCACAGTCACCGTCGATTGATCATGTGGATTATTACTGCCCCCATTGCCTGCGGCAGTTGTGGCCGACAGAAGAGGATGCGCCGCACACCTGCGAAGAGCATCCAGACGGAGTTCCACACGCCGACCTAGTCCCGCGAAATCCCCCTGAACAAATCGAGGAATAATGGGTTTCAACGGCATACTACCACTGGCACAGGCAACTCAGGACGGACAATCCTGGCAGTCGTTCTTCTTCAAGACATCCCTTCCATCTGGTACAGCAGGCCGATGGTATGACGGTTCCGTAGGTGCTGGTATCCCCGTCTATCAAGCCTACGTCGGAGCACAATACGAGGCCACCCAGATCTCCGGGTCAGCCAATCGTGGCATCTACACCGGACCAACACCTGCAAGCGGACAGACCAAACACTTGTTCGCCATCTCGACAGGAACATCCACATCGTCCGTTCCGCTGACCATCATTCTGGCCGATTACCTTCTGTTCTACCCACTCGTGGACATGGACACGCTGGATGCCCAAGACATGATCCAGTCGGCCACACTACCCCGTTACACCGACGGAGAAGGAGTCCAAGCCTACTTCGTTGTCTCCGCTCCAATGACCGGCAACGGAACCGTCACGGTCACATACACAAACAGCAATGGTGTCTCCAACCGATCGACCACGTTCGGAATCATCTCACTGACAACGATCGGAGGCATCGTCAACGCATCGAACAGCTCTCTCGGCACCGGATCCATTTCGTCCTTCATCCCGTTGGCCAACGGTGACACCGGCATCCGCAGCATCGAGCAAGTGACCTGCAACACAGCCATGGGTGGTTTCTGCCACATCGTTCTGGTCAAACCGCTTGCAACTCATGTTGTTCGCGAGCAGAACACCGAGGCGGAAACCGTGTTCTTCACGCAGAAAGCCAACTGCGTACAGGTTCAGAACAACGCCTACCTCAACCTTATCATACTCAACAACGCAACCGGAACACCCGCTCCACTGAGAGGGTTCGTCCAATTCACCTGGAACTGACATGGGCTTCTCTTCAATGGACGATCTCGTCAACGAGATCACGAACAACGGCAAATTCATCCGCAACGACTGGAACAAGATCACCGGTGCAGCCGCCTACACCGCCGGTCGATGGTACGATTTCTCGGGACTCGCAGGCACACCGATCGCCAATGCGTGGGCAGGCACCGCTCTGGCCTGGAGATCGTGCGACGAAACCACCGGCAACGGCACCCAGATCTTCGGGCTTCCCAACGGCGGCAACGTCAGCACCAACACCAAGCACATCCTCAACGTCTCGGCTGTCACCGCCGTCGCCACAGGCGTTCCAGCCCAACTGATGCTGGTCGATCTCCAAGGCTACTGGCCGAGTATCTCCACCGCGTCGGCAACGCTTCAGACACTCACCGGCACACCCACACTTCGTTACACCAACGGTGCTGGATGCCGCTTGTTCTGGGTCCAGACCACCGCCGCCGGTGCCACCGCCCACAACATCAGCCTGAGCTACTCCAACACCACGCCCACCTCTGGAAGATCGCTCCCGGTGACCGTGGCCATGACTGCCTCCGCCATCGTGGGCCACATCTCCCACTCGGGCACCGCCGCGAATAACTACGGCCCGTTCCTGCCGCTCGCTTCCGGAGACACCGGAGTCTCCAACGTGGCCAGCGTCACATTCTCTGCTTCCTCCGGTGCCGGTGCCGGTGCGCTCTGCCTCGCTCGCCCGCTACTGACACTGCCGATCACCACGGCATCAGTCGCTGCCGAGCGTGATCTGCTCAACCAGTTGCCAAGCCTCCCGCGAGTCGTCGATGGCGCTTGCCTCGTTTGGCTCTACTTCGCCGGTGCCGCTACCGGTGCCAGTACCAACTTCTACGGTGCAGTCGAGTTCGGTTGGGGATGATCCATGGCCCTCAAACAGAACACGACGATCCTCTGCCAGTTACCACTCAGACAAAGAGGTGGTGACCCTGGGACGTTGCGTTCCATGTGGGGACGCACCGATCTCAGGAACCAAAGCGTCGGAGAAGGGATCTCGTCAGAACTCGCAGGTATACCCTACGGACATCTCGGCCCATCCGCCTGGATCCTCCCGTACCAGAGGGGTGCCATGTCGGCGTTCACGTTCGTTGGAGCACAATTCACGGTCGATCCTGTCAATGTTGTAGCAGGCCGCAACATCACGGGCGATTCATCGGTCGCGTTCACCGTAGGGCCTTCGCTACTACAACTCATCGTCTCAGCGGTCGGTGATTGCACGTTCACATTCACCGTCGGACCTTCGACGTTGCCGGGGGCTCTCAATGCCGTCGGAACCACATCGGCCACGTTCACGGTCGGACCTACCACCCTCGGCGCTATCGTCGATCTCGACGGTGACACGATCGTCAGCTTCACCACATCGGGATCCACAACCGCCATCGGAGTTCTCGCTGGCGATGTCACCCCGTACACCCCGCTCTCACCCGAAACATTGGCGGCAGCAGTAGTCGCTGCTTCGCAAAACACCCCAATAGTTGCTGATGCCAAGAATGTAGTTGGCAATTACAGGGACCAGTGGAAAATCAGATCAACTTACAGGAATAGATCAAGAAACTGATATGGGAACTCCACTTACAGGCAGTACAGTTGCCAGCACTTACACTGGCCTGCTTAAGACTTCTGACAGCTCTTCAATTACGTCGTTGCTGAAATCAGTTACTGATGGTGGTGGAACCGATTCGGCACTTCAGATCTCGAGTACAGCGGTCAATACCACCGGAAACTTCAGCGTCGCAACCAGCCGCTTCACGGTCGATTCCGCCAGCGGCAACACCGCTGTGGCCGGCACCCTCAACGTCACCGGCGTCACCTCTCTCAGCTCCCTTATTACCAGCGGCAATGCCACCATCGGCGGAACGCTCGGAATCACCGGTGGCCTCACGATTCCCGGCACCCTGTCAGTCACCGGCATCTCCACGCTCACCGGCGCGGTCGGAATGGGAAGCACACTCAATGTCACCGGACTCTCCACGTTGGCCAGCCTTGGTGTCACCGGAGCTGCTACGGTCGGAACCACGCTGGGCGTCACCGGACTCTCTACGCTCGCCAGCCTCGCAGTCACCGGTGCCTCTACGCTCGATAGCCTCGGTGTTACCAATGCGGCCACGATTGGTACCACGCTCGGTGTTACCGGCTTGTGCACCCTGGCGATCCTGTCGGTGACGGGGGCCTCTACACTGGATAGCGCAAGCATCACTGGGGCTGCTACAATTGGAACCACTCTCGGGGTCACAGGTAACACGACCCTATCGGCAGACCTAGCTGTCAACGGAAACACCACAATCGGAAACGCTTCCGGTGATTCGCTCACGGTCACGGCAGGAGCTGTTACAATCAACAATCTCCCATCCAAGACAGTCCCTGTTGATGCAGACACCATCCTTCTCAGGGATTCAGCAGCCTCCAATGCTCTCAAAACCACCGCTGTCTCAGCGTTGAGTGTTGTCAAATTCGTTTATTCTGAAGGGTTTTCAAAAACTGGTGGTGGTGGTCAGTCCATAGCAATCACCGCAGGCAACCCGGTTGCAATTCAAGAAGCCGGATCCACATCAGATTGGACATACACTTGGAGCCCAAAAACCGTTGGAAACAAAGCCCTGATCAGAGTCTCAGTTCCGGTTGAGGCAAGCGTTCAAGGAAGTGTCTACATCGGCATCGCAAAAAATCCGTACTCGGCTCCAGGAGACTTTATTGGCGTTGGAGCAGCATACGCTTCAGCAGCAACAGCTTCTCCTGTCAATGTGATAGCCGACATGGTTTTCACTTCCACCTCTTCATCTCACACCTTCAAGATTTACATCGTATCAGCCACTCAAACCTTGGTGATAGCCAGAAACTCGGCTGGATATTACTTCGGCCAAACAGGCTCAACGCTGCAAGCTAAGGTCCAATTTGAATTGATCGAGTATACATGAAACCCTCCGAAGTAGCCCAAGCGGCCTGCGACAAGCTCTCGTTCACGGACTCGGCCACGCTCGCGTTGGCCAAGAAGTTCTGCATCCGCCGCTACTCGATGATCTGGGATTCGTGTCTCTGGAACGATACCCTCGGAGTCGTCTCAACACCCGTCACAGACGGCCAAGAACTCGTCACCATCTCCGAGTACGTCACCGCCACGTACACTTCCGGGACCGGTTACAACATGTTCCTCGACTTCCCGGTCGCATCCCGTTTCACGGTCTCCGGTGATACCGATGGTATCGAAGTACCAGCCGCCGAATGGGTCTCGTTCTTCCAGCTCGATCCCAACACTTGGAACAACGTCGATAGCCGCAAGTCCACACCCGGCAACTTTGTCAACTGGGCTCGCGTCCTCGGTGTCTCCTACGGTGAAGCCGGTGTCCCGCGCATCAAGCTCATCCCGACACCCAATACCAACGGCACCCTCTTCATCCTGGGCAAGAAACAGTCCCAGATGCGCCAGTTCGGCGAAGCCCAGACCATCTCGAACGATACCAACTTCGAGCTGCGCGGCGTCGAGAACGCACTGATGGCCTACACAGAAGGCGATCTCCTCGAATACTCCCGACAGTACGGGAAGGCGCAGGCCAAGTTCCAAGAGGGCGCTGCCCAGGTCTCCATTATGAAAGACATGGAGCGTGGCCAACAGCAGCAGATCAGCCGCATCATCCCGGATAGCCTCTACGATTACACGTTCCAGGACATCCTCTAATGCCCTTCCAATCCACAGACGCACTCGATGACCAAATGCTTCTGGATGGAAGCAACGGCTTCTCCACCGGGGTCATCTCCGCCACTCGTCCCGATGCCATTCCTGCCACGAGCATGGAAGAGGCAATCAACATGGACTATGACGACTTCGGAAACCTCGTCACGCGCCTCGGGACCATATCGCTCTCCGGAAACGCCCTCTCCTCAAACTGGGAGGATGTCATCACCGCTTGGGAATCAACGACATCTTACTTCGGATCCAATCTCCCGACCAACGCAGAGGTCATCTCCGGATTCTACTTCGACACGGCCACATCTGAACGTCTGGTCATCGCAGTAAACGACCGGAACACATCCGTCCAGAGCCTGTACTACGGTTCCCCGGGCATCTCGTACAACCAGATCGCAGGCTCAACGATCAGCTCGCTGGCGACCTACGTCTACTTCGCGCAGCTTAACGACAAACTGTTCTACTCGGACGGCATCGGCTCACTGAAGTATATCACCAGCGCCAACGTTAACTCTTCGGTGGTAGCCGGCAAAATCAGCCGCATCGATGTGATCAATCAGGGATCAAATCTTTCCAATATCCCTACCGTCACCATATCCGCTCCTCCAAGCGGAACAACCGCCACCGCCACCGCCATCGTGGCCAACGACGGCAACTTGGTCGCCATCAACATCACCAACCCTGGCAGCGGTTACATCACGGCTCCTACGGTCAACATCAGCGGCGGCGGCGGCGCTCACGCGGTCGCTTATGTCTCTCTCACGCCTCCAGGCAAACCGCTCTACCTCACCACCCACACCAACCGACTCTGGTGCGCGTCAGCCGATACCTCCAATCCCCCAGACACGCTCTTCTTCTCGGATATCCTCGACGGTGAAACGTGGGATCCTCTCGGCTCCATCCGCGTTGGCGGCGACGGCGATCCCATCCGTGGCCTCTACTCGTGGTTCGGATACAAGCTGCTCGTCTTCAAGGAACGCTCCATCTGGAGCGTGGACGCCGATCCAACGCAGGATCCCGCCGACTGGATCATCTCCATCATCAGCGGTAACATAGGCTGCTCCTCGCACCGTTCCATCGCCGCCGTAGGTGCCGATGTCTTCTTCCTGTCCCGCGACGGCATCCGCTCGATGGCTCAGATCCAAGCGGGCACCCAGACCAGCGTCGGCCTCGCGCTCTCCAGCCCGATCAACGACCTGATCAGCCGTATCGATAAGACCAAGCTGGAACTGTGCGACGGTGTCTTCTGGAACAACCGCTATCTGCTCGCGGTCCCGTTCATCACAAGCGGGCCATTCTCCGTGGGTCTTGAGAACGAGTCCGCGCTGCTGCTGGAGTCTGGATCGGACCTTGAAATGGAAGGCGCTTTCATCCGCAACAATGCGGTCATCGTCTACCACTCACTAGCCCGCTCGTGGCTCGGATACTGGGACAACTGGCAGGTCAACGACTTCATCCCAACCGCATTCTCTGAGTTCGGTCCAGTCCTTATGTTCGCCGGCGAAATTATCTCGCTGAGCGACGGCGCTGGCCAAGTCTGGTCCTTCAACGACTACCTCCCAAACACACGCCTCAGCCCCATATCCAGCTCCGCATACCTCGACGGCGGTAGCGCCTACGAATCATCGGTCATCACCAAGGCGTACAACCTCGGCGAAGCCATTCCGGACAAGATCGGCTACAGCATCCAGATCGCGCTCGACAATCCATACACTTCGAGCATCGGTGCCGCGCTCTCATTCTCCACCAATATGAGCGGATCGTTCACGAGCATCGATCCAGCTATCAGTATTCCTAATACTCAGAAGTACTTGGCTGCATACAACCTCATCAGCCGTGGGCGCTGGAACACCATTCAGTTCAAGATCAACACGACCAGTGGAAGCCGGTTGAGTCTCCAGTCCACGATACTTTCTGGCTTTGTTGATTCTGTGCGTCCTCAGCAATGACCGCACATCCCACTATCATCGAAGCGGCACAACTGCTGAGACAGCATTGGCCTACTTGTTCCACGTGGAACGATGATCAGTTGCTCAACTGGATTGGAATCTTCAATGCCAAGAAGCTGATCGGAATTGTGAAGAACGAGGATGGTAAGTGCGTTGGCGTAGGGGCTGTTC